ATGTCCACGTTCTGCGTTTCACCAGTTGATGCGGTGGAGGTCGCCACTGGTACGTAGTAATTGTTGGCCGCCGCCAGGGTGCTCATCGTTGGATCAGCACCAGTCGCACCGGTGAGGCGGTTGGCGTAGTCCAGCTTGTAGGTCTCAAAGCCAGCGACCATGCCGACGTAAGAACGCTCGAAGGCGGTATTCGACTTGGTTCCACCGAAACTACGGGCTGCACCGCCGCCAGTAGCGCCACCAGCGATGTTGCCAGCGATGCCGTTGTAGTCGCGTGAAGACAGGGCCAGGTAACGGTCAAAGGCTTGGACGCCTTGCTCGTTCATGATCGAGTCGCACAAGGCCACATCGTCATAGTCACCAGCAGCGGTGCTCACGGTAACGACCAACGACCCCTGAGCTGCGGCCACGTTCATGATGGCGATGTTGATGTCGGATGCCAGCTTTTGCTTGGCAGCTTCGCCAAGACGACCTTCTTGCAGGGCATCACGCAGCTCGAGTGCGTCCAGGATGAACGGCACGGACTTTTGGAAGCCGAGCGTCGCAGGGACGGAAAGCTGGGTGTAAGCCGTGAAGTTGCCCGTCTGATCCATGCCGTCATACGACTGGGCGATGTACGGCTGTGGACGATAGATGACGTTGTTCGTCCGCTCCATCATCGAACTCTCGGTGTTGTAGATGGACACGTTGCGGGACAAAACCAGCGCGTCGTTGAAGCCTTCGAGGATGTCCTCGAACGCGACGCGCTCTTCTTTTGAAAAACTATTGCTCATGAAAAACTCCTAGTGGTTTATTTGGATGCTGATCGCTTCTGCGCCTTGTACTGGATGACCTTGGTCATGTTTCCAGTACGCGCCGCATCTTCTCGCAGCCGTTCAAGGGTTGAGTCTACTGCGCCAGAAACTCTGCCCGTACCGGACACGATTCTTTCGGGCGGCGGTGCTGCTTTGCGGTTGGTAACTTTCAAGTCTTTCTCCAGTTTAGCGACCGCAAAAGCGAACTTTACGGGGTCTTTGATAGCTGCCAGTTCTTGCGCCTTTTTCAGATTCTTTCCGAGTGCATAGACGACCAGCGCGGGGTTATCCGCACCTTGGAGCATTACACCTTGCTGGGTGACGTTGAACAATTCCTGGGCCGTGGCCTCGGCATCGTCAAAGTCTTTGACTCGCAGTTCGGCTTTGGCCTTACCGTAGCCTTCCAGTTTGGCTTGCCAGGCTTTCTGCTGGGTCATAACTTCAGCTTCTTGCTTGGCGTTGACATCATCGGCTTGTCGCTTACGCTCAAACCAATGCGTCAGCGCTTCCTCGAACTTCTCGGCGTCATAATCGTGATCTTCTAGGCTTGGCTTTTTGCCCAGCACGACTGGCTTGATCTCAGTCTGTGCGGAGGTTTGGAGCTTGCCTTGCAGTTCTCGATTTTGGCGCTGTAGTTCTCGGTTCGTCTTGCGCAGCTCGCGAACCCATTCGGGTGCTTGAGTCTGTTCCTCGGGAGGTGGCGCTTCCTCCCCACTGATGGAGACTACAACTTCGTCGGATTCTTCGCTATCACCCCGGTCTGCGGTCTGAGCACCCTCGGCTTGCGCCTCAGATTGCTCGGTGACCTCGTCCTCGATGACTGCGGTATCTTCGTCGTTGTCAATCTCCTGATCTGCCTTTTCGTTCATCTATTGCCCCGTCTCAAACTCACCCATTGAAGCGGCTGGGTGGATGCCGTTTGTTGAATTATAACCTATTGAAATTTATCAAACAGGCTGAATAATCTGGTTTTGCATTATCTCTTGCACCGCTTGTGCATTAGCCATCGCCATCTTCTGAGCGGTCTCGTCAACCTGGCTCAGGGTCTCCAGGGTCTTGGCCCGGCTGAGTTCTGCGTCCGCCACAGTCTTGACCGTGTTGGCTCGCGCCTGGGCTGCCTTTGCGGTGGCTTCCTCGGCCGCAGCCTGCAGGTACACGGCATTCGGGTCTTGCGGCTGACCCTGCATCTCGGCCATGAGTTCCTCAGCCTCGTCGTCGGTCGGCTTGACCACGCCCATGCGCAGGAGCTTCTTGCGGAAGTAGGCGTTGGCATCACTGATTCCTTCACCTTCCATGTTCATCATAGCCATGGCTGTGATGACCTGCTGGGTTTCTGGGTCTTGAGTGATCTGGAGCATGCCAGTCAGCGCTCTGACGGTGGCGGCACGCTTGCTGCTGCTGGACGGGCCGACCTCAGCCACGACGTCAAAGGTGGCAGAGCTGAGGTCGTTCTCGTGCACGACTGCGCCAGTTTCTTGGTCAATGGTCGGGCGCATAAGTTCGACCATCCCAGCTTCGCCAGTCGGGGCGATCGTCTTCATCTTGCGCTTGTCTTCGATGTAGATTTCCTTGGCCATCGATAGCCAGATCTCCCCGCACCGCTTCATACCTTTAGCAAAATTGCTCATGTAGATGAACGTCTGCATGTCGACACGAGTCTGAATCATCTCGACGGCTTTGCCCGACGTGTTGCTCACCATCTTGTCTGCGCCTTGGGGATTCCCCAAGATTTCTTGCATGTCTTGCTCGGTAATCGACAACAGCGCAGCCATGGCGGGCGGAATAGTCGCGCTGCGGGTGTAGGCGACGGGGCCAGTCGCTGTCTGATTTCCATTTTGGTCGATGATCGGATTCACCAGAAGATACGGGTAGTCCTTGAGATTGTCCTCTGACCACATGACCTGGTGACCTGCGACTTGCTCAGGCGTGAGAATCGGCTTCTCGACACTGGACAGAGCTGAGATCTCGCCCAACTTGGACAGCTGCATATTCTTCAGACGCTGGGCGTCCTTGGCCAGGCGCACTGCGCCCATGCAACGCTCGATGTTGTCCACGAACCAACGCTTACCGTACACGACGACGACAGGAATGCACTTGCCTGCGATGTAGCCCACGTCCTCCAGCACCCGCCCTCCGCTCATGATGTACTTGTGCACTCGCTTGCGCTTTACGCGCTTCTGGCGTACCTCGACCGTACCGATGGCGGCGAGCGTAGCTTCGAGGGTCTCGTCGGCCGCAAAATCGGCCTGGCTATAGCGCTCCTCAGTGCCGTCGACCGCCTCGAAGATGCGGATCGTCTCGGCCTTTTCCTCGACTTTGTAATATTCAGCGATGAATACCACATCAGGAGTACACCAGTCGAATTCATATTGGTGAATGATCTTGGGCCAGCTAGCTGGATCGTCACCCCAGGTGTCCTCGTAGGCCTGACGTGTCATGCTGGTGACGACAAAGCAGAATTTAGCATCCGATTTGTCCTGGCGTTTAGATTCGAGATCGAAGAATACCGAGCTATCGGCATCAAAGATGGGCTCGATGCGGATCCGCTGACGATCGTCCTCTGAGTCTTCCTCGTCTTCGTAGACGGTGCGCAACCGCCAGGCGCCTATACCACCACCGACTGCCTCCTCGAAGGCGTTGTCGTAGGCTTCGTCGGCCACGGAAGCCTGCTCGTCGGCACGGTAGAGACCGTCGCAGACCTCGGCCAGTTTGTCGTTTTCCGTGCCGTCTTTGCTGACATAATCGACGGTGACCCGGTTGTTACGATATTCGTTGATGATCCGAATCACGGCCAGCATGATCTTGTTCACCTCGAATTTCGGCTTGTTCTCGTATTGATCGTTGAGTGGGCCTTCCCATTGTGCGCCACAAATACTGTAGAAGCGTCTATCCTGGAGGCATTGAAGCCGCTCGTCGCGCAAGGCGGTTTGCACATCGTCAAACTGCGTCATAGCTTCAGCGTGCAGATTGGCGAGGCGTTGGTCTGTAGAAAGTCGGGCCATGTGAGGATTCCCCAATTCGTGCGATTATCTCACCAACGGTGAGCGTTGGGCAATGGTGTGAAGTTGAACGGCTTGGTCGCACCGACGCGACGAACACCTTCGCAGGCGTATCGTAAAGCGTCGATTACGTGATTCTTCTTGTCCTCAAGCACCGGCAGGATCTTGCCAGTGAGAGGGTCTTGCTTGTAGCTGTACAGGCTCAGCTCGTCGATAGTGTGGATGCAACGAGGATGGACCACGATGTCGTAGCCCTTGAGGAATTCGATCCCTTCCTCGACAGATTTCGGGCCCTTGACAGCCGTCATGATCTTGGGGAATCCATTCTTGCGCATGTGGCTGATCGTCTCGGGCCTGGCTGAGTCGGCCACGATCGGCCACTTCTCGGCCTCAGGGATCTGCATGAACAGCTCCGGCGTGTTGACGATCTCACACCCGACCATGTAGGCTTCGTAGTCGATGAAGAGCGTGCGCCCAACGATGTGGCAGCGCACCAGGGTGGTCGGGTCGACGGCGAAGCCCCAGTCAGCGCCGAACCGATGAATAGCGTCAGGCGGTGCGTCGAAGTCGTCGACACGCCAATTCTTGAACACCTGAGCACTGCTGTTGCTAAGGTACTGTCCCATCCAGACGTGCTGGTACTTGTCCGGATCCCGACGTAAATCGTACTGCATCTCGTCACGCAGAACATCCGGGAACCATGGGTTGTCGGTGTAATTAACCTTCAGGACGGTGGAGTCCTTAGGCGGTGTCGAGCCTCGCAAGAGGGCATCCACCGGGTCGTCGGATTGTCGCGGGTTCCATGTGAACCAAAGCTCAGAGCCTGGCTTGCGGATAGTCGGCCGCAACAAATCAAGGCTCGACTGGCTCAAGCTCTGGGCTTCCTCGACCCAAGCGCAGTCATAGCCCTCGAGCGACTTGATGGAATCGGACGTGTGGTTCTGCATGCCCTGGAAGATGATAGCGCCGTCGCCCTGCCTAGACTTGATGACGACATCCTGGACTTCAAAGTAGGACCCGGCATTCATCGACTCGATCTTGGTCTCGAGAAGCCGCTTGACCGACTGGCTCAATGACTTCTGGATCTCACGGACGCAGACACTGCGCCGCCTCTGGTCGATAATGTGAGCTTCGATCATAAGCTCAGCGAACATGTGAGACTTGCCCGATCCTCGACCGCCCCACGCGCCTTTGTACCGGCTGGGCTCCATCAGCGGAAGCGCCCATTCTGGGGTCGGGAGGCTCAGAACGGTCATGGTTTGACGACGACCCGCTCGATGCGACGGAGCGTAAGCTCAGCATTGAGGTCGATCTTCTGAGGCGCATTGTACCCATGCATCGCATTGATCTCCTTGATGGCTCCGGTCATGCCGCCAGAATTGTTCGTATCTCGAGCTATTTCATAAGCACTGACAAGAGCCTTGACGCTCATTTCACGAGTCCAGAGTGCCTTTGCAGACAGTTCGGCCTTCAATTCTGCGACCCTTTGTGCCACCTTAGTGTCAGACACCAATTTACTGGCATTGACATGAATGCTGGAGTCCTTCATCTTGTCAACACCATATGACGTGCGATATGCGTCAGCTTGGGTCATGCCATCGGCGATGCACTGGGCGAAATGTTCTTGCTTAGGAGTCATGATTGCGTTTCTGCATGGCGGAACATGTCGACCGAAACCGATCTGCTCTCCCACGCCAAGTTAAAAGCCTCGACGGGTCGGCCGTCGAAGTGCCCGATGCGGACCGCATCAGCGAACGTTTTGATAGACCGGACCGCCTCGGCTCCGACAGCCCCGAAGTCGATGGCGACCCACCCGGAAATGCCTCGAATCATGATCAAGCAGGCCGCACCAAATTTTACACGACGCTGCATCCAGACGATCTGGCTGCGACGAATCACGACCTTGCCATACGGGTCGGCCGCCTTAAGCTCGATCCAGCCGCCTTGGCCGCCAGGCAGCACGAAAGACACGTCGGGAATTCCGACGCTGAATCGATCCTCGTGGCGCTGGGCTACCCAGTAGTCGTCCATCGCAAGACGCAACTGAGCCCATGCCGCCTGTTCGGGATTCATCATATTCTAAGTTTAGCACAAATCGTGTGAAATGAGCCACACAGGCTAGTGGTAGACTACGGGTAGCGGGTCGTCCGCTATCTTCAGAGGGGTAAATATTGAAATTCATCACTTACGACGAGGCGAGGGCCGACATGAAAGACGGGATGGACCAGAAAGGACTCACTATCTACGGGATCGGTCGATCAAAGATCTGCAGCGCTAGGAACCTGCGGCGGGTCTTGAATGGAAAGGCTCAGCTGACGCCCAAGATGGCCATCCTATTGGGCGAGATGACCGAGAAGGACCCGGTGCCTTGGATCGTAGCCCACGCCATCTATGAACTCGACAAAGCATATGAGGAGCGACTTTGAACACGAAAAAGACTGCCCAAGACCTGACCAACGACGAATTCCTCGGCGAGGCATTCAAGAATGTCAAGCCGGACGAGAAGATCTGGGTACTGACCAAGGCTAAGGTAGACGATAACAGGTGGGGCGGCCAGATCCTCGAGCCCGACGACCCGGCACCGACCAGAACAGACTGGAACAATTACACAAGCACGGCGACCCTGATTCATAGCTGCCACGGCCGACGCACGAAAGACACCTTCCATAGTGGGCATTTCGTAGTCCTCGACGACGCCGATATCGAATCGGTCGGATTCACACTGGAGCCGTCGTACATCATCGAGACCAGCCCGGGAAGCCACCAGATAGGCTACTTCCTGAGCGAGCCAGAACGCAACATCGCGAGGATCGACGCCCTGATGAAGGGACTGAGCGATGGAGGCTACTGCAAAGCCGACCAGTCGGGCAACAATGCCGTGCGGGTAGTCAGACTGCCGGTGGCCTGGAATACCAAGCGCGACGCCCCGGTGGTCATGAGAAGCTGGAGTCCTGGCGTACGCTACAGCCTGGACCAGATAGCCGAGGCGTTCCGGATCGACATCCGGGTGGCCGAGGCTAGCGACCCATTCGACGCATCTTGGAAGACACCCTACGAGAAAGTCAAAGAATCAGGAGTGAAGTTCAAAAGGCAGGTCATGAACATAGCGACCGGGTCGGACTACCACGACTCGATAAACGGGGTGGCCGCCCGACTGGTAACGCTTGACACCAGCCCCAGAGTGATCACCGAGATGATCCAAGCACTGATGTCGGTCGGGGCACAGACTAGCGCCAACCACGACGAAGGACGCTGGCAAGAACGCTACGACGACATCGAGCGATCGGTCGAGACCGCCATCCAGAAATTCGGGAGCAAAAAGATAGAGGACGTCAGCAAATCGGCATTCGCACTTTACGACTACGACCTGAGCAAGGCGAAGGCGACCGAATGGGTGGTCGACGGGTTCCTGGCCTGGGGGATCACCGTGATCGCCGGAGCCCCGGGAGTCGGCAAGACAAGCAAGATCGTGGCACTGGCCGCCTTGGTCGCTCATCTGTGCCGTCCCGACCACGAACTGAAGCCGGTCATCCGCCGCAAGGTGGTGTACATCACCGAGGACACGCTACAGGCCGAGCGCCTGATCTACTGCATCTTCAAGAATGGCGAAACCGGGCTCACCCTCGATGAGTTCAAGCAGTGGTTCGAGATCCGCAGCGCGGCCCGCCTGGAGCCCGAACAGGTAGCAGCCGAGGTGGAACTTTACACCAGGGTCGGAGTGAAGACCGGGAGCATGGGATTCGTCGCCCGACCATTGATCGTGCTCGACACCTCGAACGCGACTCTGAATATCGAAGATGAAAATTCGAACGCCGAGGTCGGGTCATTCATCGCGGCCATTAAGGGGGCATTGAACGGATCCCCGCTCTGGGTCATCGCCCACACCGCCAAGACCCTGGGCCGCTCGGACGTCAAAGGGCTGTCGGCTCGAGGGGCCGGGGCTTTCGAGGGAGACGCAAATGCGACGGCTTACGTCTTCCAAGAGGATGAAATCGAAGACCAGCGATTCATCAGGCTGGGAAAGCACCGTTACGAATCAGAATACCGGGAACTCAGCTTCAGGACTGCACCATTTAACGAGACTGTGCCATGCCTCTGGGGCGGGACCCAGCAGGTCGTCATACGACTGGCATATCCGGAGCATTCATCCAAGGCGATTCGGGAGATCGAAGTCGAAATGAAGAAACGCGAAAAAGCCGAGTCCAAGAGGATCGCTGGTAAAGATGAGACTTGGAATCGCATCCAAGACGACATCACCAGCTTCTTGAACGCCAATCCTGGATCGTCCAAGAACCAGATCGCCAAGGCGGTCAAAGGTATGAACGAACTCAAAGCCAAAATAATCGCGACCATGTTATCGGCCGGGTTAATAACATCTACCAAAAAAGGTGGACACGACATTTTCACGCTCAACGACGACATGTGAGGTTCTCCCCCTATATCTTCAAAAATCCGGTCTCCCAGGCATGAGCTGGAACCCAGAGGCGGTCATGGTCGTAGTAGGGTTTTTGGCCCTAGCCAAAACCCCCTACGTGACCTGATCCACCATACCTCTCCTCTCACCGTCACACCTTTTATGGGGAGGAGAGAGGAGACCTAGACACCCCAAGGGAGCGACATCATCTCTCACCAAGCCTGGCGATCTCCAGAAGGGCCCAGAATAGGCGACCTAAAAGAGAGCCTCTCGGAGCGTGTCAGAGTCCGCCAGGCTATGTTTATAGCCAAGGACCCTACCGAGTGCGACGACGAGGCTCCGAGACCCCTTTCTGACCTATCCCCGTATGGCGATGGCCCCGCATGTCGCGGTCTGACCCCCGATCTAGGTCAGGCTCTCACATCAGATTCATATGCTGTTACAATTTGTTACAATTTGAATAATTGCGGACGTTGTTCGTCCGTGGTACAATTCTCTTATGGTGTGGCGATAGACGCTCCACCAGCCCCCGAAACCAATAGCACATAGGACATCATCATGAACACCACCTTTAACAGCAACGAATTCATCGGCCAGCAAATCGTGATCGACGGCGACATCTTCACCGTCGAGTCGATCAAGGGCCGCTGGGTCAAGATCAGTGACGGCCGCAACATCAGCCGCGAAGAGATGATCGAAGGTCGCGACGAGTATCTCGAAGACCTCGACACCCTCGGCGACGAGCTGGACGACGAGGCAGTCGAGCAGGAACTCGAAGAGTCGCCAGAAGTCGAAGAGTCCGAGGAAAAGAGCGTGGTTAAGAAGAAGTACCGCGAAGGCTACGACAAGGTGAAGCGTGCCGACGGCCGCCGCTCGATGGACAATGGCGACCGGGTCAGCATCGCACTGCGTAACCTGAGCGGCGAGGGCATCAAGCGCATCGTCGAGAAGTTCAGCCCCGAGTCAATCGGACGCTGGGACCACCTCAACGACGGCATGCGCTCGATGAACGGCCGCAACATGTTGCGCCGCCTCGTCAAGCAGGGCAAGGTCACCATCGCCTACCTCGAATCGTTCTGAACCCCGCCGGGCCTTCGGGCCCAGCAGGGGGATTGCGGACGAGCAAGGATTGTGGTAAAATTCTCTTACGGTGGCGCGATGCACCACCGGTTTCACCCCATAGTAAATAGGAGCACCAAAATGATCATTTATCAAGTCACCTACGAATCCCCAGTCAACGGCACCCAGGCCTGCTTCTTCACGACCTTTCACGACGCCCAGGAGTTTGCCGACGTGTTCAAGGGCTCGACAGTCGAGCCTTGTGTTTTGCACAACAGGTCGCTCGTGGTCAATCGGGTTGACGAGCCGATCCCCGTCGTGGTACGATGACCCTGTCGGGCCTTCGGGCCCGACACCCCATAGCCAACACGAGGAGAAGCTGATGAAAAAGATCCTGATCGAACTCGCCCAGGCATGCCTGGCCGCCGCAATCATCGGGCTGCCGTTCGCGATCTGGTTCTGGAACATGAAGCCATGAACTGGGCCGTGATCGTGCGCCAGCTGGCGATCGCCAGCACCGACCCGTCGTCGCTGGGCAAGGGCCCCGGGTGGCGGCCGATGACGATGCCATCGGCCGAGGACCAGCGGCGAGGGGCCGCCCGGGCCGCCCGCATCGTCGCGTCTCGCCAGGCGTGGGTGGCGACGGTCAGCGATCACCCGCCCGCCCAAGCTGCTCTGGACGCATGGTGGACGCTGACCCTCGAGAAGTTCTCAGCGTGGCGGCCCGGCCCGGGCAAGACACGTTCCGAATGGTCGATGGCCCGGCACGACAAGACCGGCCGGGCCCTTCGATACGTGGCGGCCCGTCTGGCCGCCGAGGATCTCGGGCTTATCCCGACCACGACCAATGGAGAAAAACCATGACCATCAAATCGAAGAAGATAGCCTGGCCGGGCATGACCCCGGATGACCGGTGCGGTTGCGAGATCTGCCGAGGCCGCGAGGCCTTGCCGCCCGAGGATTTCAAGCCGAAACGCTACTGGCACGAGGTCGAAGCGAAGCCTCCGGAGCGCGTCGAGGCCCCGGCAGGACCGAGCGCCCCGGCTCCGGCTCCAAAGCCCGCCCGAGCCCGCCGAGAGGCCCCGACGGGTACACTCGACGAGCGAATCGCGGCGATCCAGGCACGGACCGACATCGGCCAGGGTCTGAAGACCATGCAGATCAAAAATCTGATGCGAAAGGAGGCTCCGGTATGAATGGAAAAATGCATGGCCGTCCAGTGTCGCCCGAAGTCCCGAAGTCGCCCGAAGGCACGTTTTCATTAATAATGGCCGACCCCCCATGGCCGACCTACGGGGAGGCTCTAAAACACTACCCCCAGATGCGGGTAGAAGACATGGCCAAAATACCTGTGGCTGACTGGGCGGCCCCGGACTCTATGTTGATGATATGGACACTCAACTGGCGCATGAAGTGGGCTCTGGACCTGATAGATGCCTGGGGGTTCTCGTACCGGACGGTCGGTTTGGTGTGGGTAAAGACAGACAAGTCGGGCACTAAGGTATTGAGTGGCAGAGGGTTTTATACTAGACAGTCGACTGAAATGTGTTTATTGGCGACTCGAGGGTCTCCTATCAAAACCGACACCCCAGGCGCACTGACGGCCACTGCCGAGCAGGTCATCATAAGTGCCCCGAGGGGCCGACATTCTGAAAAACCCGACGAGGCATACTTGGCGGCTGAACAGATGGTCGCCGGAAGACGTCTGGAGATGTTCTGTAGAATGCCTCGAGAAGGGTGGTCATCCTGGGGAAATGAGGCGTCATTATGAGGGTCGAAGTCAACACCCGAGGCTGCTTCACCATCAGCGCGGCCAGTCGCGACGCCGGAATCATCAAGAGGGTGATTCCAGGCGTGCGCTGGTCGACCGCGAAATCGCAGTGGTACGCCCACCCGAGCCGAATGGTAAATGCGGCGATCCTGACGCTCCCGGGGGCCGAGATCGACGAGGCCGCCCAGGCTCTTGCGACAGTGCCGACCCTGCCCCCCAGGCGCACATTCCCACCGGCCTACAAGTTCAAGACCACGCCTTACGCCCACCAAGCTCAGGGCATCGCCCACCTTTTCGGGTCGACCCGGGCGGCGGTCTTCGCCGAGCCTGGGACCGGCAAGACCAAGATGGCGATCGATGCGGCCGCCGCACTCTGGCGAGCCGACGAGATCGACGCGCTCCTGGTCGTCTGCCCGTTGAGTGTCCGCAGCAGCTGGCGTGACCAGATGGTCCTGCACAGCCCGGTCCCCTACGAAGTGCAGATGGTCGCCACGAAATTCGACGGCCGACGCCTTGGGCCCGGCGGGCTGCGTGTCATCTTGGTCGGCTGCGAGTCGCTCTCGTCTGGCGGGGCCGCAGACCGGACGATGGCGTTATTTACCGCGAATCCTGGAATCCGGGTAGCCATGGTCGTCGACGAGGCGCACATGATCAAGAATCAGGCCGCCACCCGGACCAAGAAGGTCAAGATCATGGGGGCCGCGAGCCGATGGCGCTGGATTCTGACCGGCACGCCGATCGCGAATAATATAGGCGACCTGTACAGCCAGTTCGACTTCCTGGACCCGAACATCATCGGGTTGCCGAGCTATTCGGTATTCATGGAGCGATACGCCATCTACGGCGGATTCGAGGGCCGCCAGATCGTCGGCTGGACTCGGTGCGAAGAAGTCCGTGATGCGATCGAGCCCTGGATTTTTAGGGCTCTTAAATCCGAATGCCTGGACCTGCCGCCCAAGGTCTACGAGCGCCGCGAGATAAGCATGACGCCCGAGCAGTCCAAGGTCTATCGAGAGATGAAGCGATATGGGATGTCGGGCACACTGACTACGATCGGCACGCTTGACCTAGCCCTAAGACTCCACCAGATCGCAGGGGGCTGGATGGCGCACGACGACGGCGAAGTCACCCAGATCAGCAAAAAGGTCCCCAAGATCGACGAACTGCTCTCGATCCTGGATGAATGCGAGGGCCAGACGACGATCGTGTGGTGCGCCTACCGGCACGAGGTCGCCGCAGTCGTTCAGGCCGTGAGCCAGCGAGTCGGGGCCGACCGGGTCGTCCAGATCCACGGAGGAATCGACGAGGCCGGTCGGGCTGCGGCCGTGGCCGCCATCCAGTCCGGGGCCGCGACGGTCCTGGTCGGCACTGCGTCGGCCGGGGGAGTCGGGCTGACGCTAACCGCCGCGACCGTGACCGTCTATTTCAGCAACACGTTCAAATATGTCGAGCGGGTCCAGTCCGAGGACCGCAACCATCGGATCGGCCAGGCATCGAGCGTCACCATCTTCGACCTGATCACCGCCGGGACCGTAGACGAAAGCATCGAGAAGGCGTTGGTCGCTAAATCCGATCTGGCGGCCTGGATTTCGAGAGGCGGACAGATATGAATAGTCCACACAGGCTAGTGGTACACTTCCGGTTCGGGGTCGCAGGATGCCCGACACAGTCAACAGATCACAGGAGAAAGACATGAGTAGTGTGTTTATCACACACGAGCAGCCCCGCTTCGACTACGGACCGGCCGAGGCATTCGGATCGCTAGAAGTCGTCACCGACCGAGTTTACAGCATGACCCCGGGTAATACGGTCAACGGCCAGTTGGCGCTAAATATCATCAGCGCGTCGAATGCGTTCGACCCGGACGAGGACTACGTCCTGCCTAGCGGGTCGGCGATCACGACCTCGCTTTTCTTCGTCCGGCTTGCGGTCCTAGGCCACCGCCGCATCAAGACCCTTCTCTGGAACCATAACGAGTCGGCCTATTCGGCCGGAGTCGTCGACCTCACCCCATTCATCGGAGCTAGCTATGACTGAACACGCACCCCTTTCCTTCAGCGCCTCGCACCGCTGGCTTAAGTGCTCCGGCTCGCTGTACTACGAGCGGACGCTCCCGGCCCGCCCAGCCGGGGCTGCCGCCGACCGTGGGACCCGGATCCACGAGGCCGCCGCAGCCCACCTCCTGACCGGGGCTGTTATCGAGCTGGAAGATGCCGAAGATGCAGACTGGGCCAGGCAGTATTGCGCCTACGTCACCGACCTGTTCTCGTCGCTTGGCGACGCAGTCATGCATGTCGAGGTCCGAGTCGAGTTGACGGCGGTCGCCTGGGGCACGGCCGACTGCATCATCGTGTCGCCCGGCCGAATCGACGTGCTTGACCTCAAGACCGGCCAGCAGCGGGTTGACGCGACCCAGAACCCCCAGCTGATGCTGTACGCACTGGCCGCCGTCCGCCAGATGGGGCTGTCGCCCGCCGAGATCCGGCTTCACATCGTCCAGCCATCGATCGGCTGGTTCGACGAGTGGTCGGTCGAGGCGGACGGCCCCGAACTCGAAGAGGTGATGAACCAGACCGCCGAGGCCCAGGCGTCGCTCGTGACCGAATCCTACTCGTTCAACCCGAGCGAAGATGCATGCAACTGGTGCCGTGGCAAGAACGTCTGCACGGCCCGGGCCAATCAGGTCGCCGAGGTCGCCGCACTCGTCGATTTTGCACCGCCGCAGATCGAATCGCTTAGGGTCGCCGACTATCAGCGCATCTTGCCCCATCTGGATGCGATCGTCAGCTGGTGCGACGACCTGAAGGCGCACTGCATCGAGTCGCTCCAGGCTGACCCCGATGCGATCCCCGGATTCGGACTGGTGGACGGCCCGACCCAGCGCCGCTGGATCAACCCGGAGGCCGCCATCGCCGTGCTGCTCGCCTCCCTT